ACTTGAACCAAGCGTAGGTCTTTCACTTTATTCTCTCTCATTTGCGAAGGTCGCCTTTGGCTGTTGCGATTGGTATATAAAGAAAGGCCTCATTAACGAAACTTTCTGTAGCATCGCCATAAAGACCTGCCCAATCCTTTCGCTCAACGTTTGTAGTAATAATAGTAGGCAATCCTTTATTAAAACGTGTCCTTAACACATGATGTAACATATTTTTTTGCCAACCGCTTAAACTAGAGTGCTCTTTTCCAATATCATCAATAATTAAAACTCTAATATTGTAAGCGTCGTTTAGGCATTCACCTAACATACCTTGGTATATAAGTTCTTGGTCACTTGTAGGCTCATTCATAATTGCACCTTTTAAATCTAAAATGTCATTAAAAGTAGAAAAGTAACAAGGCCTAACTAAAGTCTTACCCGCATCTACATCAAACTCATCTAAAGATAGATTCAACATAAGCTCTTGAATAATAGCTAAAGCAAGTGTTGTTTTACCGTGCCCAGGAGTGCCCCAGAACATAAGACCTCTACCGCAGTTTCTGTCATTACTTTTTCTAATAACAGTTTTATTTTTAACAGCAGTAACCCATATAATTATTTTTTCTAAATCAACATGTGGAATTTGATTGCAGTCTTCTAATGTCCAACCAAGTCGAGCACCTGGAATATTGGCAACTTGAATCCAAGCACGTCGTCGCAACTTTACATCCGACAAATTAAACATGAAAGTCAGACCAACCCTTCTCAGCCTCTACCCTGGCAGTTTCAATATCGTATTCTGTAACAGTATCAGCTTTTACCTGTTCTAACAGAGGGGCAAATTGAAGTATGAACATAGCCCAAACTTTATTGGGGTCAGTGATGGTTTTATCATGAGCAATCTTGCTAAAAAATATATCCATCATCTTCATCTCAATAGTGCCGTTAGTACCGTGAGCCTCGCGTTTTTTGGCTAAGGCAAAACGAAGCTTGCTCTCAGTTAGTTTAAACGGAGCAATGTGAAAGATGTTGTGCATGCGGTTGGCAAACTCAAAAGAGGAGTCTGTAACAGTCCACTTGTCAGAGTTTCTGTGGTCTCGGCGCTTCATGCGCGTTTCTTTACGGCGGTTATAGGCGTCAACCTTTTCCTGGGCTTTGCGGGCCTCATGTTTTTGGCGAGCCAAATCCTCTTCCTCTGGAGAGTCGTAATATTCCATTTCTTTTTTCCCCTTCCGCGAACTCGTTTCGCTATTAGGTAAATACAAATAAGAATTAGTATTTAGTAATAAATTACTATTCAGCTTCTTCAATAGAGTGTATGTACGGGTTTCCAGGAACTGGTTTCCCGCAACAGTGATTCTAATATCTTTGACCACTCTACCGTTTTTCATTGGGATAGTTACCGTCTCTAGATAGCCCGCTTTGCGCAGATTGTTTATAGAGGTCTGTACGGCGTCTCTACCCTCATCTAACTTTTTAGAAATGCCCTTAGCAGCCCCATGGGACGGTGTAAGTGCGATTTCCTCTAGGATAGCTATGTCTCTTGCTTTCAAGGCTTCCTAGGGCCCTTCTGAGGCTGATTTGAGGCATTCAGCTCGGCTACCACGGCTCTAGCTATTAGCTTTGCCAAAGCTTCCAGCCCTGTAAAGACCTCCTCGATGATTTCGTCTTCATCATCGAACTCCTCATCGTCTTCATCTTCCTGTTCTTCCTGCTCTTCTTCCCTTATGGTTTCAGCAAAAGGGATGAGGGTAGGTTCTTCCTTGGGTTTGATGTCCTTAGCGGCTTTAAGGTCGTTAAGTCCATCTGTAAGGTCGTAGCATGGGACATCCAGCTCTTTACAGATAGCAAGGGTATTTAGACAATCTTCGTCTTCATCATCCCAGAGAATAAACGCAACCGCTTTTTCACCCTTGATGTGTTTGACGGCATCTCGGATTGGGTTCTCTGAATTAGTAAACGCGACTCCTCCAGGTAATCCTTCAAACTCTGCGGAGTCCTTGGAAAAGACGACTATATCTTTACTCTTGTCTCTAGCCAATTGGGCAGCAAAAACTTGCCCTTGACTAGGTTTATCTTTGTAGGCCATTACCAAGATGCCCTCGGCACCATTGGCGTAATAATGGTCTTCCATAAGCGCATCTAAATTAGCGCGACTTGTTGTGCCGTTTCCAGCGACTAAAACATAGTACTTCACAGTACCTCCTTTGTAGGGGAGGCAAACGCTACCACACTTTATTTAACTTGATAGACCGTTGTCTTGTGGTAGGTAATTCTTTTAACCACTGTATATAGTGAAGCTCCTAGAAAAGCTCCAGAAACAGTGTAAACAACAAATAACTTTGTTCCGTGGATGCCTACTAGCCATGTTCCAAATGTCGACAATGATAAAGAGGCTATGGCCTCTACAGCCCTACCGCCGATAAACTCTTCTATAAATTCAAATAAAGGAGTTAACGCGGCAAGGAAGAAAGAGGCAAATAAAGATATAAGTAATAAGTTGAGCATGTAGAAAGTCTACTACGTTTGTGGCTGTGCTATATACACTGCAGCAGTAGAGCCCATAGGTAATTCAGCGGTTAGAGTTGCCCCAAATAAACGGGTTTGCACTACAAAGCTATTCTTGTAGTAGTGGCTGCGTGCAGCGTTTGCCACCCCACCTTCCCAAATAAAATTACGGTAATCACCCAGACCTGTAGAGCCATCAAAGTATGTAAGAAGTTGTCCGCTATTTTCAAACAAAGCTTGGTCTAGTAATAGAACGTGTGTAGATGTTGTAGACCAATCTACCTCAACACTTGCATAGGCCGCTGTTGCTGGTGCAGTTCCAGTTACATACGGTCTAGTCCAAGACCCAGTTGGTATAGAGGTTGCAGTTCCTGTTGATGAACTGATTAAAGAGTAAGAGGTGTCGTACCAGTTAATTTTTAATGTAATTGATTCTGCTGAGGTTACTGCTTGAGCATATGCGCTAAATGTGTAAGAGGTGTTTGGGTAAAAAATTCCCATAAGTTGAGAGGTGGTTGAACCATCCCAAGACTTAGTTACTACAGAGCTAGCAGAAGCAGTTACTTGTAGTTGATGTCCTGTGGCGGAAACAGAGCCTGTTGTAACAGTTGAATTAGACGCCGTTACCGCATAGCTAAATGTGCTTAAGGTTACTGCTGTAATTGTTCTAGCCCCGTTGTAGTTAGACGCTCCTGTACCAGTAACTCCAGTAATAGTTACTGAAGAGCCTACTTGATATGAATGAGGGTAATTAAGGGTAACTGTGGCTACGTTAGAAACAATGCTTGCTGTAATAATTGAGAACGTATCAGTACTTGGCTCTGGATACGTAGTTATAACTGATTGAGATGCGCCAGTAGAAGTCCAAGGAGTAGTTGCTGTAGAAAAATTAGGGTTGATTAATTCATTGATTCTGTTAGCGCGCAAAGTGATGTGTAGTTGGCGGGCTTCATCAAATGATGTAGGTGTGCTAGCAACTTCAAATTGAGCCGCATCAAAGAAGTGGTGCTCGTTAGTAGCAGAGCCTCCTACAGATGCAACAGAGATTCCTGGAGCAGCATAATAGGCGCCAGTAGGTGCGGCCGCTGATACATAAGGGCGGTATGAACCAGAGAATGTGGCTGTATTATCAGATACTCCAGTGCCACTAGATGTAGATAGATAAACACCAAAACGGTTGTACCATTTAATTTTTGCTGTAACTGTTCGTGCAGTCGAACCCGCCCCTTTAGAAGAGTAAATACTAAAGCAGTATGTTGTTGCAGCGGTTACTGGTATTCCGTTTGTTATTGGAGCGTCGTCCCCACAGTATGCGTTAAGGGTTTGAGCGCTTGCTGAAGCATTATAGATAGAGAGGATGCTGTTAGCTTTATTTGGAAATAGGATAGGTGCTGTTGACTCTACCCATGGTGCTGGGTATGGAGTAATTAATCCGTAAGCTCCAGTTGAGGCATTGTAACCAGTAGTTGTGGCTAGGTTAGAAGTTGTTATAGCAAAGCTTAAAGAAGTTGAGGTAACTGCGGTAATTGTGTATGGGGTTGCTGAGTTAAATAGAGGGTAAGGTAATCCACTGATTGTTATGTAATTTCCAACATCGTATTGTTGGTTGTAACTTGCGCTAAAGGTTAAAGTAGCAACATTTGAAGTAACAGATACTGTTAGGATATTCATTATTGGCATATAGTCAATGTCTGCTGTGCCATCTACAGATACCCAATGACCAGTTCCTTCTTCAAATGAAGAGTCGTTATAGTCCAACATAATGTTGTGGCCAATAGTAATTCCATTAGTACTTGGGTTAGGTGTGCCAGAGATAGGTACTGGAACTCCCCAGCCACTAAAGTCTTTAATAAAACCTAGTAATCCTTCTTTAGAACCTTTTTGCTTTGTAAGGGTAACCCCATCACGCAACAAGATGCGGTTTTGTTGAAGACCAATAGCTGGTTCATATGTCTGACCAAATTGGTTCATAAGGGTCGGCACTAGCGCTCCATTTACTTTTTCAGGGTTATAGCGCTCTAGTAATAGCTCTGTCATTGTTTGTTCATAATCCAACTCAAACCCAAAGTTACTTAAGAATGAATAGAGGGCTGGATTATTCCAATCAGAAGAGGGGGAATAAGGAGTAGTGATTTTATAAATATCTGGCAATGCGTTATAAAGATTTGTAGTGCTTCCTTGGTCTTTAACTGAAACCGCAAACGCGCTACCTGCATTAGACCAAGTATATTGAACAAGGTTATAAACAAAAATTGTGTAGTAATAAAACTGGCTTGGTGCCAATCCAGTATCTTGATAGATAACAGGGTCTGCTCCGTTGTACGCGGTTACTACTATAGTTCCATCAGACACATCTACTGGAAACCCATAAGAATTTCTTACAACAACTAACTTAGACCAGTTACCTGTTGGGTCTGTCCAATTTAAAAGTATTTGACCTTGTTTAGATGGAATTGCTGTAAAAGGGCTTGCGTCAAACTTAATAGGGTTATCAGTACCGTAATAAGATTGCCCATAATAATCAATTCCGTAGCGTGACATGGTTAGCTAAGAATTCCGCCCGTTACGTTTACTGTAAGACTTCCAATACCAGTTGCAGATGGACTAGCTACAGTCCCTAATTCATACAATGTAGGTATTTCACTAGAAGCGCAAACAATATTTCCAACAGTCAAAGCTGTAACTGAGCCAGAAGCAGATGCAGAAGATACGTTGGTTGCCACTACAGCGTAAGAAAATGTATTAGTTGTAACTCCAGTAACAACAAAAGTACCATTAAATGTTGAGTCTACTCCAGTAACAGATACTGTCTGACCTACAGTTAGTGTGTGGGTAGCAGAGGTTGTTAAAGTAGCTACATTTGATGTTAGTGCTTTATTGTTAATTGTATAAGTTTGGTCTTGGTCAGCTCTAACCATTTTATTAATGCTTTGAAATGCTACCCCATCTACAGTTGCAATAGTTGAATACACGTCTGATACAGATATAGTATCTTGAAAAACTACATTATTTATATCCAAAAGTGAGTTTAAAGCAGTTGTAACATTTGTTAAAACTGAGGACTGTTTATATTGTGGGGCAACTGTTACGTTTACAATTAAGTACACTCCTACATATTTAGGAGGTTGAAACGTAATAGTTGTATTAGCTGGTGCTTTATCTGTTATAGCAGCAAGTATATTTGTTGATAGGTTATTAAATACGGTTGTTGGTGTTACATTATCTGTAGAAACTCCAGGGTCTCCAGTAGGAGCAAAGTATAAAGTTATAGAGGTATAAACGCTTGCAGTTGCTAATGCTTTAGATACGCCAGATACTTGAACAGCAAGAGCCGAGTAATCTGTTAAAGATACAGCCCTGTTGATTGCTCGAATACTTAAAGGAGCATTGATTCTAATAGAGTCTGTTGATTCGGCATCCGAACCTCCAGTTGCCGCACCATCACCAGAAATTGTAATATCTTGATTTGCAACTGTAAGGCCAACAGGGATGGTGGAACTAGGCACATTAATAATATAGTTAATTGTGTTTGAGGCAACATTTCCTTGA